GGAGATGTCCCGCATCAAGGCGGTCAAGAAGCTTTACGACATCGACATCGAACCCGAGCAGCTGGCTTGGTATCGGTGGAAGCTGGTCGCCCATAACGGTGGCGACCAGTCCAAGATGGACGAGAACTACCCTTGGACCCCGGACGACGCTTTTGTCGCGACAGGCTCCAAGTATTTTTCGAACACAGATATCTCCGAAGCTCTTCGTCGCGCTCGTGTTCTGCCGTGCCAGAGGTTCCGCTACGAGTTCGGTCCGACCTGGCTCGACACGGTCGTCCATGAATCCGAGGCGACGAGGACGCATCTGCGGGTATGGGAGGAGCCGGCGCCTGGCGGCGTCTATGCGATCGGGTGCGATCCGGCTTTCGGGTCGTCGGACGAGTCGGATCGGTCGTGCATTTCGATCTGGCGCGGTTTCTCGGACCGCATCATTCAGGTCGCGGAGTATTGCCTGCCGACAATCGAGGCTCACCAGGTCGCATGGGTCATCGCTCATCTCGCCGGTCTCTATGTCGACTCGTTCGTCAACCTGGAAATATCGGGGCCAGGCGCCCACGTCGCGCAAGAACTCGCTCGGCTGAAAAGGGAGATGGCCCAAAGCCCTCCGACTCAGGAATTGAGAGGCGTCCTCCGAGGGATGCGGCAATACATCTACCGGCGGGTGGACAGTGTGACCGGAGGCGGGGGCGGCGCCTACCATACCCGCACGACCCGAGACACCAAATGGCGGGCCATGTCTCATTTGAAGTCGAATTTCGAGACGAAAGTCGCGGTCGTCAATAGCAAATACCTCGTCGAAGAAATGAAAAACATGGTCATCAAGGACGGTAACATCTGTGCCGGTGGCTCGGGGCACGATGACCGTGTCATGGCCGCCGCCCTCGCGATTACGGCCTGGGTCGAGAACCAGCGAATGACGCTGATCCGCAACGGGATGACCATGGAAGCCGGGTACAATCCGAAAGCGTCAGTGCCAGTGAATAAATTCGGGAATATGGTTGACAATTATCTGAAATCTGCCCGCATCCAGGTTCCGAAACGATGACAAAGGACGAAGCGGTTCATCTTTTGCGGAAAATGCAGTACGATCGAGCCTATCGGACCGAACGTTCGGTGAACCCGAAGCTAGTCGCTAGGTCGTCCGGGGCTAGCTACAAGGTTCTCCGGGAGGTCATAAGGACCGGCAAGCTGACGCATGAGACGTTTTGCCGGATCGAGCCGGTTCTGGAGCAAATCAGGTCGGGGACCGGCATCGTGACGGGCGGGATCGTCGTCAAGGCCGATAGCAAAATAGGAGACGCCACGTGGCGGTGACGAGATCGTGGGCCTGTCTGAACCGAAACTGCAAGCACGAGTTCGACTCGGGGCTAGAGGCCCCTCTTTGCCCGAGCTGCGGGGGCTCGCCGTGTAAATGGGTTCCCAAGGCGGTCAATATCGGCAAGGTCGCACCCTCGATCGACAATAATCTCGCTCGCCTGGCCTCCGAGCACAAGTTTTCGAACCTGGTATCCGCCAAAGAGGGTGAACAAGCCCGTCCGCAACCTGCCTATGCGAGCGCCGGAGACGTGACGCAGGTGGTTCAGACCCCGTTCGGCGGCGTCTCTGCCCCGATGGACATGACGCGGGTCTCCGCGCGCCCGTTCACGGCCCCGAGAAGCGGGACATGCGCCGTAAAAGACGGCCCTCGCGGCGGTTCCTTCTCGAATTTGCCGAAGCTCGTCCCTCAGATCACACATAGGTAGCCGATGCGAATCCCCGAGGACGGCTCGAAGCGCGAAGACAAGGTTATCGACGTCATCAACCAGTGCATGCGGTCGGCGAAGCAGCGCCGCGAGCGCTACGATCGTCGCCGACGGTGGTTCCTCTGGGGCAATGACTCGACCATGCCGGTCAAGTTCAACCGGATTCGCGGCCACGTCGACCTCGTCGAAAGCTTTCTGTTCACGCCAGAGCATTTGATGCTCGGAATCACCATGGGCTCGGGCGACGACGAGACCCAGAAGAAGATGACCGAGGCGCTCGCTATCCATCTCACGAACATGATGATCGACAACTCCCTCGGTCACACATTCGGGGAGGCGATCACCTGGTCTCTGGTTTTCGACACGTCGTTTTTGAAGGTTGGATGGAATACGGCGCGCAAATTCCCGTTCGCCAAAATCCTGGACCCGTCGTGCTTTGGCGTTTACGACGAATCCGAGCCCGAGCTCGGAAGCCAGCAAGCGTTTTGCCATACGTTCTTGCTCCCGGCGAGCGAGGCCTACCAGCGGCTCAAATCTGCCGGCCGAGAGAAGGAATTCACTCAGCTCTCCTTCACGACCAGCGATAGTAACGGGCGAAACGACTCGCCGCTTCGCAGCTTGATCATCTCCTCGACAGCCGGTCCCGACCTTTCCTCGAACCTCACGGGCCAGGTCCGCACGGATTACTCGCTGGACACGACCTATGATCCCGAGCCGGTCTCGGACATGGTCCGCTTTAACGAGCTATGGTTCTGGGACGACAAGTCGCAAGACTACGCGACCATCGTGTCGAGCGCGTCCGGTGTCATCTTCTCGGACACGAGAGAGATCGTCCGGGATATCGCGCGAACCGCCGCCGGCGCCGACCCGAAGTCCTGGGAGACCAGGACCAACCTCTTCTTGCCGAAGAAGCATCCGTTTATCCAGATCACGCCGCACCCGTTGTTCGATTATTTTTGGGGTGAGTGCCACCTCGAGCGGCTGATCCAGCTCCAGGCTTGGACGAACCTTCGGCTCGATCAAATCTCGGACATCCTAGAGCGCAACGTCGACCCGGCGAGGTCGTTCGTGGGGTTCGGCGGGCTTACCGACGAGAAGGCCGGCAACTTCGGCGGGCCGGCGACCTGGGTTTTGGAGGATCAGAACAGCGGCGCGAAGATCGACGAGTTCAAGCCGGAGATGCCGCAGGACCTTTTCCGGGAATACGACTCGATCGCCAAGCTCTTCATAGAGGCGAGCGGCCTCACCGAAACGCTGACCGGCAAAGGCCAGTCGGGCAACAATTCTCGCGGGCAAACGAGGCAACTCGCCACGACCGGCTCGGGACGCATCAAGAAAACCGCCCTGAAACTGGAGCAACCGCTCGCTCAGTTCGCCGACCTGCTTCTCGAACTCACCATGCGGAACGACCCGACGATTCTCACGGCGGGCGACGGACGGAAATTCGTTGCCGAGCAGATCGAGGGCGATATGTCGATCCGCGTCGCCGGCCATTCGCACAGCCCCCTGTTCGCCGACGATACCAAGGAGCTGGCGTTCGCCCTGTTCAAGGCCGGGGCGATCGACAAAGAGACCCTGCTTCGCATGACGTCCCCCGCGAACGTCGACAACCTGGTGATCAAGCTGCGAGAGCGCATGGCGATGGAAGCAAAGATGGCTGCCAGCGGAATCACCCCGCCCGGCACTAAGGAGCACGACGAGCGCAACCGGTCGCACCACGCCAAGAAGCCGATGGCTTGACATTCCCCACGAGATGTGCGCACATAGACCTGTCTCCTGACCCACTACCCTGGTCGGCGGTCAATAGCCATAGAAGGGAACTCCAATGTTCGATGCCATCGTCTCCGAAATCGCTCGTGGTGGTCGCAAGATGCGCCGGGGCAAGCGCCGGTAAGCTTCGGCTTACTGCGATGTGATTGTGTCTCCTTACTCCCAAACTTGGCCCCGGATTAACGTCTGGGGCCTTTTTTCTATGGGGCTCGACATGAACGATACGGTTCTCGCGTTACTGACGGTGATCTTTCTCGGGACAGCGGCCCTCGTCGCAGTGGTAGCGATCTCTATCGCCGTCCTTTACTATATAGCCGGGTTCACGCTTGCCGAGGTCATGCACCTTCTCGGGCTTGTGTGATGCTGGCGGCCGCCCCGCTGGAGTCCGATATTCAGATCGAGATTGTCGCGTGGCTTCGGCTCGTGGCCCCTCAATTGTTGGTCGTCTCGAACAAAAACGAGGGCAGCAAGAGCTTTCGAAGCAACTCGCACGCTGTCAAGATGGGCCGCGTCGTCGGGATCACGGACCTGACTATCTTCTACGAACGACCGGCGGGGCTCGTCGCTCATTTTATGGAAGTCAAGCGCCCGAAAGGGAAGCTTCGCCCGGCGCAAGAAGAGTTCCGGATGAAGTGCTTGAAGCGGAACTGGCCGTGGTGCGTGGTCCACTCGGTCGACGAGGCCAGGGTGGCTCTGGTTCATTGGAAAATTGAGACGCGTGAAGTATCCACTTAAAAAACAACAGAAAGCTTGACTTTCCAGGAAACTAGACCGAACGTTCGTCGTAACCGTATTCGCAAGGGGTTTCAGTGGAAGAGATGGGACCCGAGGGCGCCCTGCCTGGATCGGCGCAAGCGCCGACTATGCCGGGCAGTCTGTCGAGCGGGCCTCCTGGCCCTGGCTCTAGTCAGGTGACGGCTCCTGGCGGCGGGGACGGGCAGAAAGCGGCGGCTTCGGCGGCCGTGAAGGCCATGCTGGAGTATCTGCCGAAGATGCTCGCTGGCTTCGACATCGGTTCGCCGGAATACAAGGCGCTAGTTCAGTGCCTCTCGATCCTGAGCAAGGCGTTCGGGGGCGGGAACAACGGACAGTTGGTTCCTTCTGCCATCATGGGGATGGTCGCGGGGGCCAAGAAGCCCGGCCCTGGTGCCGGCATGCCTTCTGCGCCTCCTCCGGGGGTCGCTGGACCGGGAGGGGTCTAAAATGACGTACAATTACCTGAAGCCGAAAGCTTCCGCGCCCGAGAGGGTCGTGAAGAAGAACAACGGCATGATCAAGAATCCTCCGGCTTACCCGGAGATGGGCGGCTTCAAGTCCCGATCGGTCGAGCGTCCCGACCATCACGTCGAGAAGAGCCCGAGCGCTCGTAGCGGGAAGCCGATCTAATGCCCGATCGCAAGCACGGCGGTCTCCCTGCACCGACGAGCCGGAACGGGTTCGTGTCGCAAGAGGTCCCGACCGGGCTGAAGCATCTGCCCGTGGGCGAGAAGATCAAGAATTACCAACCGACGTTCTTCGACCCGACCGCTGTTCGTGCGGCGTCTGAGAGCGGCGGGAACACGAACGTTCCGCGCCTCGGGCCGGGGTCGATTTTCAAAAAGGCGCCTAAGTGATGGATGACGAAGACGAATTGGTCGGCCTGATGAAGAAGATGGCGACCGCCCCGGAAACCCGTGGGGAGTTCGTCAAGCTCGTGAAGAAGCATCGCCCGGACCTGCAATTCCCGGACGTCGATGCGCAAGAGCAAGTCGCCGAAATGCGCCGGATGCTCGACGAGCACAAGGCCGAGGCCCTTCACAGAGAACAGCGCCAAGCCATAGAGGCCGAGCGATCCAAGATCGCCAGCACTTACGGCGAAGATTTCACCAAGAAGCTCGAAACGAAGGTCATGCCCGAACTCGGGATCATGAGCTACAAGGCTGCGGCTGAATATCAGAGCGCGATCGAGTCGAGCCAGAACCAGCGCCGGGATATCCCAGAGCGCCCCACCGCCATGTGGGAAATGCCCGTCGACATGAAGGGCATTATGAGCAATCCGAGAGCATACGCCCGAGATCAGGCGTATGCAACCATCGCCGAGCTTCGGCGCGGCAAGTAAGAGGGGGGTCGTATGCCTGTATTAGGTCAGGGCGTATATCCGCCCTCCGGTGCTATCGCTTCTGAACTCACGGCAGTCACCCGTCGTGGCTACATGCCGACCTTGGTCGTGCAAATCTATACCTCGAACCCGCTCGTTTCTTCTTTGCTAGAGAACAGCGCGGTAGCTGGCGGCGGTATATCTCCGATCTCGATCCCTGTCCAGGGAAATTCGATGGTCCAACCGCAGTGGATCGGCTACGATGGCTCGTTCACTCAGCCTGGCAATATCCCCGGTATCGTGCCGGCCGAGTTCGATCTCAAAGGCCTGGTCGTCGGCATCCCCTTCCTCGGGATGGAAGGTCTGGTCCAGATCGACTACGCGATTGTGCCTCTGATCGAGGCTCGCATGAACGATGCGACCAGCGTTATCTCCTCGACGCTTTCGAACTCGCTCTATCTGAACGTGGCAGACACGCAACAGGTCATCGGGCTCCCGGCCGCAGTCGACGACGGCACGCAGGCTGTGACCTACGGCGGCTTGAACCGAAACCTTCAGCCGTTCTGGCGCTCGACCGTCGTGAACAACGTGGTTCCGGTCGTTCCGACCCGCGCGCTGATCCTCCAGTACGTGAAC